CATGTTGAGTACCGATTACATTATTGTTGTAATAAAGTTCAGGGTCGTCAAATGAAGCTCTCACTCCTGCCAGAGCTGCTAGGTGAATAAGTACATCCCAATCAGAAGCACTATACCTATACCAATGAGTTTTATTAGTAACGTCTCCTTGAAAGCAAGTAATGTCTGCTCTATCCTTAAAGTGATCATTGAGAAACGATCCAATAAATCCCTCATGTCCTGTTAATAATATCTTCATATAAAATTTCCTAGATCTGAATCAACGCTTGTGACTCTCTTTTTACGTTTCTTCTCTTCTATAGCAAAGGCTTTAATATCTGTATCTTTCTCTTTCACTTTATCAATACGATCTTTTAGCTGATCAACAAAAGCTCTTACTACCTGAACTGATTGAGAGTCATCTTGATTAGTGGCAATATATTCCTCTAAGCCACTCTGAGAAAGATATTTCAGTTTAACATCTTGTTGTTTCTTTTCTTTAGCAATACGACGAAGGAATGCATACCATGAGATCTGAGTGAAATATGCAAAGGCGTTAGGGTTACCAGTCCGTGTAGCTGCTTCTACATTATAATTCTCAATTGCACGAAGACAATTCTCTACAGCGTCCATAACCATCTCTTCACGGTATGTATATCGAATAAAGTTTGATTTATGAGAGAGACCTTCTGCAATCTTAAGAAAGCAAGATGCAATATAATTAGGTACTACAGGAAGCGTGTCTTCTTTGCTTTGAGCTTCATTAAGTGTCCGTACATAGTCTACAACAGCTTGGGAAAACTCTTTGTTGTTCACGTAATGGATACTAGCTCTTTTTGATCTTGCCATTGTATATTCCTTCAATTCATTATATTATAATATAAAATTTTATTGGTGGCAACTAAAAAAAACAGTTGCACTTCTCGCGAAAGCCCATATAATCATATAGCGATATGGGGAGGGGGGATATGTTAGTGTAACTTACCTTTATCAAATAGGGAGATTACGTTATCACCTGTATCTGAATCATACTCTGTTAAGTCATTAGTAACAGATCTAAGATTAGCAATCATTCTTCTCATCTGTTTTATTTCTGCTCCATCACTATCAGCTGAAAGTTTTTCATCATCTTGTTCAGATGCTATAGCTCTATAGTATTGCTCGAGTAAGAGTTTATCAGGTTTAGCTTCTCCAATGATATGATTATAATTAAGCAGCTGAAAATACTCATCATTTAGTTGAAAAGACATCCAAGGTCTAAAGGAATAATATCTAAACCCTTCTTTAATATTTTCTGACCTAACTACCATCATAGCATTTCTAACTACAATATACATATCCTCATCATTAGATGGTTCTTGTACAACTTGAGCTACTATCTCATCACCATTAGACAATCTAAACTGTGTATAAGTCATTTTATATCTACCTTTACCATTTTATAATTAAACTGCTCTTTCTCATATATCTTAACTCGTTCAATAGAATGAATCAAGGCAAAGTTCTTTCTTGATTTCCAGTGCAGATCATCTGCGACGTCATAGAGGGTTGTTGTCCTACCGTCATCTGATTGTCGAAGACCACGTCCAATACTCTGCAAAACTTTGATTTGGGACTTGCTTGGTGAAGCGAATATGATATTATGCAAGTTGCGAATGTTAATACCAGTGCTGAAAGTTCCCATGGAAGCGACGATGATTGCATTGTCTTGTTTTTCTACTATACCTCTAATAGCTTCTCTATCTGCTGTATCAGTATCACCTGATACAAAGAATACCTTTCTATCCTCATCTACTTTATTATTTATCTGTTCAAATAAAGGCTTTCCATGCTTATCCACAAGGCGAAATAAGACGAGAGTATTGCCTCTAGCATCAATAGCCAGATTGCGAATGAGCCTATTACGAGCATCATTTCCAATAATGAAGTCAATCTCGTCTTGATAGTCTCTCTTTCCAAAGTTTTTTCTTACCTCTTCTGAATAAGTTAATAATAGTACCTTAATATCTAACGGAGCCAAAGTCTCATCATCTTGTAATTCTTTAGTTGTGGTAACTTTATAGACTGGTCCAAATAGACCCTCAAGCATAAGCTTATGAGTCTGAGTACCATCTAATGTACCTGTTAATCCATATCTATATTTAGCTTCGGTAGATTTGTTCATTATAGAAGAAAGAGATTTAGATTTAAATCCATGACACTCATCTCCTACTACCATTCCAAACTGCTTAAACCACTTAGCAGGTAACTTATAAATAGATTGCCAGGTAGATATAATGACCCGTTTGTTAGTATTCTTGTCTTTACCAGAATAAATTTTATGTGTGAGTTCATCTATATCCATACCGTAATCTTTGAAGTCAGTATGCATCTGTTCTACTAATGAAGTAGTTGGTACGATTAGTAGTACCTTATCGTCAAAGTTTGACAGATAATATTTAATTAAGAGATATGCTATGAAAGACTTACCTGAGCCAGTAGGAGATAATAAAATTGCTCGAGATCTTGTTAGGGCTTTTTCAATCGCATCGTATTGATAAGCTCGAGGCTGAAATGGAAGTGTTGCGTCAGCTAGTAAATCGTCCAGTTCAAGAGAAGGTCTTGGAGGAACCGGAAACCCATATTGATCCGACTCTTCTGTGTCAACAGAATATGACCGCTCAGCTGCAAACTTTATTAAATAAGCGTATAGCCCAGCAGAGAGCTCTCCAGTTATGCGATTAAAAAGTTTTATCTTTCCATCCCATACTTTGTTCTTATAAGCAGGCATAAACTTATATCCAGGTACATAGAAAGAAAAATAGTCTGATAGCTCTGCAGCATAACCAGGCTCACAATCTACGTAAAGCATACTATAATCTTTTAAACGTACTGTAAATTCAACCATTCTCTTTTAACTCTTTATACTTCTGTCTCACATCTAAAAACTGAGGCAGCCAATCATGTGTATTTACTGTAAAGATTTGAGGTTCACTATGATCTACTGCAATCAATATAGCACCTTTCTTTATAGGTATACCTGTTCTCTCATAGAAAGCGGCTGCATAAAATGATGCTTGTATAAAGTAGTTAGTAATCCATTCTACCTTTTTAGGTTTACGTGCTGTCTTAAAATCTATAATAGAAAGCTCACCGTCAAACTCAGCAATACAATCTACCTGACCAGCGCATTTAAGTTTATCACTGTATAGAAACTCTTCTTGAAACCATATGTTATTTACTCTCTTATCCATAATATCTTTAAGATGGCTAAAAGTGTATAGATTATTAGGCATAGCCTCTTTGTCCCAATCAGAGACGTTGTCTAAGTAGTCCTCTGCTAACTTATGTACCGAGGTACCTCTTGTAGCGGCTTGATGAGATATTTTATTAGCTTCTTCTTCACCAACTCTTTTACGCCAGCGCATGATACTATCTTTACTAAGAATACTTAAGACAGTAGTAATAGAAGGATAAGCGTTACCTTCGGGGGTAAAATACTTACGACCTTTCTCTGTTGTCTTTCTAGTCATCTTAGGTAAAGTTATACCATGATCTACGTGCTCAAACATTAGTTCCCTGCTTCAAATTGTTTCCATCTTATAATATTACTAATCGTCTGATGACGCCAGTTTAGATTATTTACTATCTCTGTAAGTGTATCTATAACAGTTTTCCAGTACTGTACTTTCTCTTCGCTTTGCTGAATCTCTGGATCGCTATCATAGTAGTAATCCATCTCCCCTTTCATAATCTTAAGACCATCAAAAGGATCTGGCTCCCATCCTAACACTTCGATAGATTCGCGATCCATCTTACCGTTATAATACAGCCATTTTTTCTTGAGTAAAGTTTTCTGCTTGAACTCAGCACGCTTCTTAGCTAGCTTAGCCTCTGCTAACCATTGAAGATATTTAGCATGCAGTGAAGGAGTTGCTCTTGATGTCTCATCTAAAGCGGTTCTCTCAATAACACTATCCTTCGACCATTCGTCGAGTATCTTTTGCAAATCCATAATATAACCTTATTAATTTATTTCAGTTCAAAGTAAGAGAATCTAAATGTAGCTGGGAATGTAATCTGAGTTGTATCACCGGTAGTAGCTTCCATCATCATATTACCTAACCCTGTCGGTACACAATCTATATATCTGATTGTTCTAGTAACATTATTATTACTGCTTAAGATAGCTAGAGTGATATCCGAATACGTCGGAGGTGTGGTATCTGTAATAGACCTATCTAATCTACTCTTCTGATTAGTTTGTACTAACCTATGCATCCAATTGTACATTTCCGTATAAGCATTCATATTCTCGTCAACTATAATTATACACTCTAATTCAGTAAAAGTCAACTTATCTCCAACCATAGCGATATTACCAATACGTTGGTATGGAACATCAGCAGCTGGAATATCTATTGCTGGGTGAGCTACACTCTGACAAAAGAACTCTAGATTAGGAAAGTTTTTTCTATCAATAATAAGTTTAAACGACGTAGGTTGAAGCAAATTAATATTGCTCAAGCCAGTAGTACTACCTGTTAAGGTATCATCTACATTAACTGTAACTGTAGGATCTAAGGTTGGCATATCAATTCCTATTCTATTTACATGTATTTATATGGGAAAAAAGTTTCGTTTTTCTGAAAAAAACAGTTGCACTTAGTTCAAAAAGAGTATATAACTAATGTATAAGAAGGAGATAAGACATGATTGATTATATTACAGCAGATGAAGGTCACATTGATATGTACTCAAATGGTGATTTAGTAGGTATCGCAAAAACAGCAAAGACTATTTGCTGGTATTTGCAAGAGATGGGCTTTGATGGATCTGTAGCTACTTCATCCTCAATGGACTTTGCCTCTGAGTATGGTTTTGGTACTGACGAAGAAGCTAAAGAGCTTTGGGAATCTGGTGTAAAAAAATTCTATATGTCAGCAACTTCTTAAGGAGATATAATATGACTAAGTTTGATAAATCTAAGTTTACTTACCACGGTGGATATCTTGAGTA